CAGGATTCATTGAAGCTGGACCTAATTTTTGTGCTTTAACTGACACCGTTAATTTAGTTGGAAGTAAAGTACCAGGTCCAGTTGGAGTCGCAACAGGCAAAGGTTGGGTAATTACTGAAGCTTCCATTTTTTTAATAGAAAACGTTTGAGCAACAATAAAATCCCTGATTGCGATTGACAAATCTTTTGCTAATTGATCAAGTTTTTCTTCTGCTTTTTTATCAAACGTATCTTTATATCCAGATTCGCCTGGTTTATTACCTTTATTATCAATAACTTTTTTGGGATCAGATGGAAACACTTTTTCACCTTTATTATCAAGATAAGATAAATTGTTTTTTATAGCAGTTTTTATATTAGTTTCAAGACCCATTTTTAAATCTCGCCTTCTCATCTACTTTTTTCATTACATCAGAATAATCTTTATTAAATGCTTTTGCTAAATGATCAGGTAGTTCTTTTGCATTATCCATTACTGATTTAGTTTCAGATTCCGATTCTATAGATTTCCAATCATCAGATTGTGCCGTTTCGGTCAACATCTGATTCAATACTTTATCTTTAGTTTTTGGAATAGACACATTAGAATTAGAATTACTTGCAAATTTTGTGTGTTCTGGAACACGTTTTATTTTCGTTGTTTTGCTTGTAACTTTATCTAAACTAACAGTATTACTCTTAACTACTATTTCTTTTAACTCTTTACGAAGTCGAGAAAAACTATAATCTAATTCTTCTCTTACTACTTCTCTGATCATCTTTTTAAACTGTGATAACTTCATTTTATTAACTCCTATTTGATTCTATGAAATGATGGTTGCTAAAAAATGTAGCACCACCAGTTGTTCTATCACCCAAGGGTTTTTCTTCTTCAACTTGAATATTATATCCAGGATCAGGTGATTCTGGTGTACCTCCGGGTGGTGGCATCATTCCTAAATTAAATTCTTGCATTATTTTTGTAATGTCTGCTAACAATGGACTCGAATCTTGTTTCATTAATGGTATTGGAACTCCTTGAACTAAAGCACGAGAATCATTTATTAATCTCAATATGCTCACCAACAGTCTTCTGAGTTCTTCTCCCAATACCATAGGTTGAGATCGCTGTTTAGCACTCTTACCTATATAAATATTCTTTGACTCTAATACTGTGAATCCTTTATTTGTTAATGTAAAATTATTTCCAGCACCAAAATTTATATTACGTTTTGCTGACATGGTTAAATCGCCACCATTTTCTCCTTGAGCATCAAATGTAATTCTATCAGAGAACATTATTATCTGATCATATTCAGTTTGTTCTTCTGAAGTTTCTTTTATACTACCATAATCTATATGAAATCTATCCTGTAATCCAATGCTTTTTTCAACTGTCCCACTTATCTTATCATTTCCAGCACAAATTGGAAATCCTTTATAACCACTTTCCTTCGATTCATATCCTTTTATTATTACTTTATTTGACGATAAGTCTGTAAAATCTGGAAAATAATCTGATATTTGACCGATTGATAATAATCCCATAATAGATCCATTGTTCGCCCCTTCTGACCCTGCGCCGTTATTATTAGCAACAACAATATAAGGATTCACAAATCTTGTACCAAACCTAATACAATTACCATATCTACCTTCAAGAACCAAATCTGTTACATTTGAATCCAATTCCACATCAGAACCTATTTCACCAAAACCCATACCAAAAGGCCTATCCAAATCGTAATTTTTGTTTTTACTAACTTTACTAATATCTGTCACAAATGGATAATTCATATTATATCCGCCAGGCGAATCTTTAGCTTCCGTGTAAAGCTTTAATATATTATACCAATCATCTGGGGTATAATTAGGATCATTCGTAGTATTGAGAGGCCCAAGATAATAATATTTTTTTGAATGACGTGGTATTTCCGTATAAATTATCGAATCACCTCTTGTTATGGAATCACTAAAACCCCGAAATAAAGGTCTGGCTATAAGATTTGACTTATGTGGATGGAGAAGTGGGTCCTCAAACGTAGATGTAAATATAACACATTGACTAACATTTTTTGGTACATCATTGATCGGTTCTATATGATCTTCTATATCTTTCATTGCATTTATAGCCTTTTCAACATGACCATGATGAAATGTAAATTCAGACGATTGAACAGAATCTTTGTTAGTCTGACCTTTAACATTTGATTGTTGTGGATGTTCATATGGAAGCGTCACTAACTCTCTATCCTCTTTCTAATTTTATTCATTTCTATTTTATCTGATTTATCTTGAAGTGAAGCAGCAGCTTCTTCTAAAGTATCTATTAATTCTTGTTTTTCTGCATCTGATAACAAGGAAGTATCATCAGTAAAATCTATATGTTTATTCATAATCCGTTGGATTACTGTAGCCAACTTTAATAAATTATCATCGTTCTTTACTGCAACATCAAATAATTCTTTTAAAACTGGACCTACAATAGCAACATCTTCTATAGATTGTATGTAGCCATGCACCTCTTGGATAAAAAGGTCAATTTGAGTCTTTTTTAATTTAGAATTCTCGTATATCTCTTTGGATAAATCAGAGAAGTTCTTATCGTCGAATATTTTAAAATCTTTTTCCATGACATTCTAATAATAAATATAGAATGTATAGAAAGTTATAATGAACCAGAAAGGTTAAAATTTTCTATATGACCGTATTTTAATACTTCTTCTTGAAGTTTAGGATAAATTTTGCGAAATACATTTGATATTTGAGTTATTTTAGAAGTTTTAACATCAGTCATTTCACGTATCATAATATAAATTGCTTTTTTATTAAAGTTATCAATTGAATCTTTGTTTTTACACAAATATAATATTGATTCAGCAATTTTTCTATCATTTTCTTTTAGAAATAAATTTTCTAATTCCTTATCAAAATAACTTATAGTCTTTTCAAATATATCAGTCGATACAGATTGTTCAATATTTTTATCAATTACTCCTGTATCATAAAGAGAATCAATGTCATCATGACTTTTCATTTTTTTGTAATTAGCATTATTATTAAGAATCAAATAATTTTTAGCTACTACAGAAAAATAACTAAAAGCTTTACTACCTTTAGTTTCATCGAACTTATGTATGTTTATTACTAAATTCGATACTACTTCATTTTGTAAGTCTCCAAATGAATAATCAAAATACGAAAATTTATACGTATTGATTATATTTTCAACTAACTTTAAAAACGCAGGGTGGATTATTTCGGTGTATATTTTATGTCTGAAAGCAATATCTTCTGAATGATTATATTCTATAATTGCGTTGTGCGTTTCAGAACCAAAGTATATTTTACTCTTCTTTTTTCTCTTTCTTTTCATCATCAACTTCTCCTGTTATTTCAAATAATTGGTCAAGTTCGTCACCCAGTTGTTTCAATTCGTCAAAAAAGAAACCAACTTCATCATCGGCTTCGAAGTGGCCACTGTCATCTATCATTTTAAGTTGATGTTTTATTAATTCAATTGTAGTATCTATATTTAAAATTATTAATTCATATTGGTTAATTCGTTTTAGTGCATAAAAAATTACCACACCAAAAGATGATGCAATAATTCCAAGTAAAATAGTTGTTATTAAATGTAGCAATTAACACTCGCCAATAATTTGATTCATCAATTGTTTCCATTCATCATCATCAAATTTATCTTCGTGTTTATTTAATTCTTCAATAAATAGCAATTTTATATTTTCATATTGGTCCATTTTATTTTTATATAAAGTATCATCTTCATAAGAAATAATATCTAATATGCCATTTACACAAACATTTAATTCCAATAACCTATTTTTTACCATAGTAAAAAATTCTTTATTTTTTTGTTGTTCAATTTCTAAATCATCAAGTCTATTTAATATATTGACAATTTGATTTTTATTGATTTCCATATATCCATAAATAGTTTTTCCATTAAAAAATCAATTATCATTTATGTTTAATTATTTTATTTTTTATGCCAAAAATTTTGTTTTTGTAAATCAGATATTTTATTTCGCAACTCTACATCTGCGTCGTTATCATCAAAGACTTTTACCTCATGGTTCTTCTGTGACCAATTCTTTTCTCGTCTTGTACCATCTTTCATAGCCCCACGTGAAAGTTTTTTAG